GACATTATAAGCGTATGCACTAGAGTTTTGATCTCTTAAAGTTCTATATCCAATTGCTGTGTTCGTACCGTGTGTTTGCTGAGTAGTTAAAGATTGATAACCTATAGCTACGTTACCAGCGCTAGTGGTTAAAGCATCTCCTGCAAGACCACCAATTAATATATTAAAAGTACCTGATGTAACAGATGCCCCAGCATCATGTCCAACAGCTACGTTATAAGCATGGCCATCATAATTTTGGTCTCGTAACGCGGCAGTACCAATAGCTACACTTTTGCTACCCGTGTCTTCCGTGCTAAGAGCTGTTAATCCTATAGCTATATTTTGAATACCTGTAGTAAGCGCATCACCAGCTTGTCCTCCTATAATCGTGTTTCCAGTACCTGTTGTAATATCATTACCAGCTTCATATCCTACAGCTACGTTGTAGTTATCACTATCGTTATTTGCGTTTGCAAGCGCGCCAAACCCAATAGCAACAACTCTACTACCTGTATCTTCAGTAGTTAAAGCATAAGTACCAATAGCAACATTAAATTGTCCTGTAGTCAAAGCATCGCCAGCAAGAGCACCAATAATTGTATTTTGAATACCTGTTGTAACTGATTTACCAGCTTCATAGCCTATAGCTACGTTATAAGCAGCGCCATCATAGTTTTGGTTAGTTAAAGCTTTTCTACCAATAGCTACGTTTCTTTGCCCTGTATCTTCTGCGCTTAAAGCATCTTTACCTATAGCTACATTATAACTACCAGTAGTTAATGCGTCACCTGCTAAACCGCCAATTATAGTATTATCAACACCTGTTGTAACTTGTTGTCCAGCATCTCTACCGATCGCAACATTATAAGTACCACCATTTGATTGTTGTAAAGCAGCCATTCCTATAGCAACATTATTACCGCCACTTGTTTCTGTAGTTAAAGCTAAATATCCAATAGCAACATTATTGTTAGCATCAGTTAAATCATCACCAGCAAGACCACCTATAAGTGTGTTTTGTATACCTGTTGTAACTTGTTTACCTGCTTCATATCCTATTGCTACATTATAAACATCTACACTAGATGTATTATTTTGACTTTGCAGCGCTTTAAATCCAACAGCAACATTTCTATCTCCTTGTTGTTCGCTTGATAAAGCATCATAACCTAACACAACATTTGAATTACCAACAGTTAAAGCATCTCCTGCAAAACCACCTATAACTGTATTATACAAACCTGTTGTCATTGCCGCACCTGCACTTCTACCTATAGCCACGTTATACGTATCTGCACCTGCATTTAGAGTTCCTAAAGCTGAAAAACCAATAGCTATATTACCACTACCACCATCTTCATTTGAAAGCGCAGATTTACCAATAGCTACGTTTTCACTTCCCGTAGCAAGAGCATCACCCGCTAAACCTCCTATTAATGTGTTATTTATACCTGATGTAACAGAATAGCCAGTATTATGTCCAACAGCCACATTATAACCATTTCCATCGTAATTTAAATTAGCTAATGCACCATCTCCAATAGCAATATTTCTATTACCAGTATCTTCAGAACCTAAAGCGTTATAACCTATAGCTACATTTCTAATACCTGTAGTAAGTGCATCACCGGCTAAACCACCTATAATTGTGTTGTTTACACCTGATGTAACAGAATAGCCAGCAGCATGTCCTACTGCAACATTAAAAGCATCTCCATCATAATTTTGTTGATTTAAAGCACCATTACCTACAGCAATACTTTTATTACCTGTATCTTCTGTTGTTAAAGCTTGTCTACCAATAGCTACATTTTCACTACCTGTCGTTAAAGCGTCTCCTGCTTGACCACCTATTAAAGTGTTTCTAATACCTGTTGTAACTAATTTACCAGCAGCAAATCCTACAGCTGTATTATATGCTTGACCATCGTAATTTAAAGCACCTAAAGCTTCTTGTCCTATAGCTACGTTTCTACTACCTGTGTCTTCTGCAGATAAAGCAGAATATCCTAAAACAGTATTACTACTACCCGTCGTAAGTGCATCACCTGCTAATCCACCTATAATTGTGTTATTAGTACCAGTAGTTACTTCTTGACCAGAAGAATGTCCTATTGCAACATTATAATTATTGCTATCGTTGTTTTGTTTATTTAAAGCATAATATCCAATAGCTGTACTATTACCACCTGTGTCTTCAGCTGATAAAGCTCTAAAACCAATAGCTATATTATAACTACCTGTAGTAATCGCGTCTCCAGCTTCAGCACCTAAAATAGTATTCTGAACACCTGTTGAAACAGATAAACCAGCATTCCATCCTACGGCTACGTTATAAGCATCAGCACCAGCATTTAAACTTTCTAAAGCAGATCTACCTATAGCCACGTTTCTACCATGACTATCTTCTGTTCTTAAAGCGTGTCTACCAACAACAACATTATCGCTACCACTTGTTAGCGCACTACCTGAGTTAGCGCCAACTATAGTATTACTTTCACCACTGCTTATAGCAGTACCAGCACCTTTACCAACAGCTGTATTAGCATCACCTGTGGTTAAAGCATCTAACGCGCCTATACCTACTCCAGTATTTTCTTCTGCAGATGAAATAGTACCAGTAGTCGCGTGACCGATTAGAAGTGATCCTGTGAAGTTAGTTCCTTCGGATTTAAATCCTAAGGCTGATGTTGTACCACCGTAAAGTTCCGAGAAGTTGTCGTTACAAATGTCAAATGCGGCCCTGAGCGTACTTCCAGTTCCGTCATTAGCACTTGAACCTATGTTTATAGATTGTAAAGCCATGTTTTATTTATTACATTTGGTTAGCATCAGCTGAGAATAATGTAGAATCAGCTGTAAGTTCAGTAAAGTCTGCGCGTAGATTAAATCCACCAAGTATTGTATCAGCACCGGTCATTTGACCAATGTTAACAACATTGTTTCTAGTTCCTATTAACGGCATAATCTAGTATATTGCCATTATATCGTCAGCAGTAGTACCTGTATTAAATACTCTTTCAACTTCAATTGGTAAAAAAGATCCAGCTGCTACATTTTGAAATACTATTGGTCTATATATTTCATATGTTTCATTTTCTGCCATTATATCTGATGCAGGTGATCCACCTTGTACATTAGCAACATTTACTAAATTAAGTTGGGTATCACTATCTATAGCACCAACAAAAGCAACAGTACCATCCGTAGTATTTACTACTAAATCTCTAAGTTGAACTGTTTTAGTAAATTTTTTTGGTGACTCTGTGTTAGTATCAACTAATTTATTTGTTACAGCAGTTCCTGTAGCTGTTCCAGTTTCTACAGCGTCTTTATTTCCAGAAAAATTAACCATAATATTACCAGCTGTTCCAACATATATACCAGCATTTTTGTGTAATATAGCTTTTGTAGCAGTTGTAGATGCTGTTCCTGAGCTAGTTAATTGCTCTAAAGTTTTTGTATCATTTAAATAGTTTACACCTGCACTACCAATAGTACTACCATCTTTTAAAAGTACAGCTTTTCTAACTGTTTGTACACCTGGTTTACTTGGCGATCTGTAAGCGTTTGGGCTATTTGTTATATCTCCGTATGCCATTTTTTGTTTGTTTAATTGTTATCTATTTTTATCTTTATTGACTAAATTTATAGCTTTAATCATTACTTTATCTGAGTAAGAATTACCTTCCATTATTTTATTTCTACGTAAACTAGTTGGTAAGTCTTCAGTACCTAATAACATCCTGTATATTCTACTAATAAGTTGACTACACTTAAATGATGTTTTATATATTGTATATTTTTGAGTCGTATTGTTTCTTTGACGCCAAACAGTTATCCAGCCATTACGCCTTAAACGTTCCCATCGATTTTTATCCCATGAAAAAGTATAAACTCCGTCTATATAATCTTTTCTTGTAAACAGCTCTATACAATCAAAGTAAATTAGAAGTTCGAGATCAGCATCTTTTAAATCGTATGTTTTACAAGCCCACTTTCGTATAATACGATAGTGCTTAAACAAACCTATGCTTCTAAGATCTTTGGCTTCTAATTTTCTCATAAGACAATAACAACGTCTTGTTGTTTTATTACAAGAAATATATTTTCATCTATTTCTACATTAAAACCAGCGTGTTTATCATAGTATATATTATCATTGGCTTTTACACCTTGAACTAAACTACCAACGCTTTTTACAATACCTTGTCTGTATCTTATGTCTTCTTTTATTTTATCTGTAAGAAGTAAACCACCTTTTGTTTTGGTTGGTTTTTCTTTTATTTCTTGTATAACTAAATAATTACCTATTGCTCTCATTCTTCTCTTTCATTACTAATTACACAATCAGTTGATAATATAGTTGTAGCAACAGATACTGCATTTTTTAACGCGCTTTTAGTTACAAGCAAAGGATCAATAATACCTTCTTTAATCATATTAACTGTTTTACCAGTTACTACATTTATACCTTTACCTTTATTTTTTTGAGGTGTATATTCTAAGCCAGCATTTTTAAGTATTGTTTTATATGGATACTTTATTGCTTCTATAAATATACTAGCACCTTCAGTTTTATTTTTAATATGATCAGCTGCATTTAATAAAGCTATACCACCACCTGGAACTATACCTTCTTTTACCGCAGCTTTTGTAGCGTGTATTGCATCATCAACTCTATCTTTCTTTTCTTTTAATTCTACATCAGAATTAGCACCTACAGATATTACTGCTACATTACCAGATAATATTGCTAAACGTTCTTCTAGCTTTTGTGTTTTTAAACTAGGATCACTAGATTTTAATTGTTGTTCAATGTCTTGTATTCTAGCTTTAGCAGCTTCTGGTATTTCAGCTATTTTTAAAACAGTTGATTTACTATCAGATATAGCTCTTTCACATTCACCTAACATATCAGGCGTGATTAAATCTATATCGTCGCCATATTCTTCATTTATATGTGTAGCTCCTGTTACAGCAGCTATATCATTTAAAAAATCTTTTTTCCAAAAATTAAATCCAGGAGGCGCAACAACATTAGCTTTAATATTACCTTTTATTTTATTCATTACCAATGCTGTCATTGGTTGTTTTTCTAGTTCACCTATTATAAGTATTGATCTATTATTTGTAACAGCATATTCTAATACAGTTTGTATTTTTCTAACTGTTGTTATTGGTGAACTAACTATTAATACTAAAGGCTTTTCTAATGTAACAGTTTGCTTACCTGTATCTGTTACAAAGTTAGCATTAATATAACCTTGATTTATTTGTGAACCTGATACAACATTTATTTTTGTTTCTTCTCCACCATCAGCATCCATCATTACAGTACCGTTTTTACCAACTTTTTTAAAAGCTTCACCTATTATAGCTCCAAGCTCTTCATCGTTATTAGATGATATAGTAGCTACTTGATCTATCATATCACCTTCAACCGGCACCGATATTTTTTCTAAATATTTAACAGTATCATCGCAAGCATTTTGTATGTCTTGCTTTATATTTCTTAAGCTATCGGTTGTAGCTTTGTTAGACTCTTTTAATAAAGCATGTGCTAATACTGTAGCTGTTGTTGTACCATCACCTGCTTCGCTAACTGTTTTTCTTGCAGCTTCTTTAATTAATGTAGCACCTATATTTTCTACAGGCTCTCTTAATATAACAGC